CACGCTTGTTAACGGACTCCGCATCGCGGGTGCCTGGCGTTAATCGGGCTACTGCATCTATAACCTTCTGCTAAAGGTTATGGGTCTCACTTTATTCGCTAAAGAGTTTAAAATCGATCATACAAGGCCGTTCAACTCGGACATACCTCCGCAGTGTTTGGTTTGTGCTTGAATAGCACAAACCAAACACCACTACGGCATGCCGGTTAACGGCGACGTTATAACTGTGGGGTGGTGTTAGTTTTACGACAAGGGAATAAGAGAGAGAATCATACAAAAAAGCCTAGAATACCGACACTTAGAGCAAAACAGGCCAGATAGTGATTAACGATCAATTTGCGACAAAAAATAGCGATTTGTCACTTTTACCAGTAAAAAACCTATCGAATACTGGTAAGAAAATGTCTTTAAATGACCATTAAAACCATATTGACAGCCATTTAAAGACGATTTAAATCCACAATCACCAGCTTTTGATGATCAATTCCTTGGCTGGTTTAGCTTTACCTCCTCCGCCTACCGTGTAGGGAATGTTGATTGTGGAGATATCTAGCCCTTTAAACACCCGCCGCATCTCCGGGTGGTCATTCAGGCTGATGACCATCTTGCCTTTGATCGATCGTGCTGCCTCGGCAAGCGCTTCATATTGCTCCAGTCCGAAACCAACCCCATAACCCTCAGTCTCCCAATAAGGTGGATCGGCATAGAACAGGGTGTAGTCCCGGTCATACTTGATCAGGCATTTATCCCAGTCCAGGTGTTCTATATATGTCCGTGACAATCGTAAATGGGCATCACTCAGCTGCTCCTCGATACGCAATAAGTTCATCCTGGGAGGGCTGCTGGGAGCGGTGCCAAACGTCTGGCCATTCACCTTGCCACCAAAGGCCATCTTTTGCAGATAGAAAAACCGGGCCGCTCGCTGGATATCCGTCAGCGTCTCAGGTGGTGTGATTTTCAGCCATTCATATATCTGGCGGCTGACCAGGGCATGCTTAAACTGCCGGTGGAACTCCTCGAGGTGATGCTTGATAACCCGGTATAGGTTCACCAGCTCGCCATTGATATCGTTCACCACCTCCGATTTGGCCGGATCTTTCATAAAGAATAATGCCGCCGCGCCGCAGAACAGCTCCACGTAACAGCGATGCTCCGGGAACAACGGCAACAGGTGTTTGGCCAGGCGGCGCTTGCCGCCGATCCAGGGGATTACAGGGTTGGACATGCGAGTCTCCATTTACATTAAAAAACTGTGATAGGCTGACCCGGCTGTGATCACAGCGGGGAAGCCTTGGCTGACTCACGTTGCTAGCTAACGTGTGTTGGCGGCCAGGCGGGTGCTCCAACACCCACCTGGTCGCTTCCTTCTTCTTGAAAACTGGGCCAAACAGGCCGATAATCAAATTGACCGTGACTGCTGTCGAATCGCCTATGCAGCCGAGTGATCCCGCCCTGGCAGCGTGGACACCCGAACGGGGAAAGTGGCGTACCCCCACGGTCATATTCCCCACCTTTCCCAATTTAAACCGATCCAAAAAAACAACAGCGCACCCACAAAGAATCCAGACCACCAAAATGGATTGATAAGAATGAATTTCAAGAACTCTAGGTAGATCACAAACTACCCTCTAGCACCTCGTAAAACTTCCGATCCTTCAGGTTATAGGCATGCACCAAACCACCCGTGCGCACCGTATTGGTCTGCACAGAATGACGGCCGCCATCATTGGCCCGCGCCTTAGTCTTAAAATTAACCTTCACCACCAGCTTGCCGCGCTTATCATCGCCAGGCACATCGAACACATACAGCAGGGCCGAATTGCGTTTATCAAACAAAACCGCATTAGCATCATTCATGTGCAGTGGCAGCGCCCGCACCATGTCGGCAGGAATGTGGCGACCATCCTTAGAACCACGCAACATGTGCATGATCTCTTTATCGGTAACGGTAACCACGGCCGTGGTCGGCGCAACATCCTTAGCAGCCAGCCCATCAATCACAGCAGGCGACAAATAGCCAGCTGTCTTAATCTCCCCCAGCGGCTGCTTACGTGTCAGCAAAGAATTGGCCCACGGAGCGAAATCCTGTTCCAGATGAGGCACCAAATCACGGGCACCCGATAGCGCCGTATTGCGTAACGCAGTCGGCATCTGCAGCAGCGTTTCACCAAAGGCAATATCCGGCCCTAACCACGCCTTGCCAACGTTATAATCCCAGCCGACACCAATGCCTTTCGGCACCTCGCCATAGACCTCGCCAGTTCTAGTATTGATCCGCTCAGTTAGCTCCAAAGGCGGTGCATTGGAAACGGTCAGACCTTTCTTCTCCAGCTGCCGTTGAGATAGCGTCCGCATAAAGCAGCGACAGCCAAAATCGTTAGGGGGATAATGTGTCTGCCACCAGATATCATCAAGCAGAAACACTAGCCCATCCCAAGCAGCGTGCTGAGGTCGAACCTTGCCATCACCAACAGTCTGATATTGACCATAAGGACGACGGATTTTCATGCGCTGAGACTGTTGCCATCTACCCGCAGCATGGGCTGTGCGCAGATTGGTGTCATAGATCACCCGCGTCCGCCAGCCACGCTTACCCTTATAGCTCCAGCCATGCTTGGCCACTGCCGCATCAAAGCCCTTGCGAAACTCGGTGATGCTAGTGCCGTTAGCGATCGCATCATCCACCAGCGACCGCATATCATTTAACAGATCGGCCTTGGTGGCACCGGCCACAGTGAACCCCTTGGCATGAGCCTGACCTGTAATCTGATCCCAAAATTCAGTGGGCAGATTCAGCTTGCCACGGAAGTGATTGATAGCCTCATCAAAGGGAACAGCACCGAGAGTAACTTCAGCCATTTAGATCTGCATCTTCTTCATCAATATCTGGATACTGAGCCACCAAAGCTTGAACGGCATTTACAATATCGTCGATCTCAAACTCTCTGGTGTTCATTCCCAAAGCAAATCGCACTCTATTTATCCCAGTTTCCCAGCGGTCTTTTCTTACTATTTTCCCGTCATCACGGAACTCATAGTCGGCAGGGTCTGAGTCCATAAACTCTAGTCTACGGAAATCACGTTTGGTCACTTTCCTGATCATTGTCCCATCGCTTTAGAGCAAGGCACGGGCGAACGAGTCGCCGCACAAGTGCATGTTGGAAGGCAATCACGCAAGCAATCAACGGTCAGCTCAACATCCTTGAAATTTGCTTTTATGCAGTCGGAATGCCAGCAAAAAGTATTGTCGTTGATATTCTTAACCAGCTCACCACGCTGACGATGTCCACCGTTGGGGCACATAGGAAGTGCCCAATCGATAAATCGTTTCCAGTTCTTCGATATTGATTTAAGAGACGGCATCATCCACCCCCTTCAACAACCCCACCAACAACGCCTGGCTATTCAACTCTGCCAGCCGTGCGTCATCGATCGCCGGATACATCTTCACCAGGCCGTCGCGAAATTCCTCCAGCGTCTCCACATCATCAAGCAACTGCCGGACCGGTGCAGACATATCGGCAATAATGGCATCAGCATCCCCCGCAGTCTGCCCAGCCAACCGATCAACATCATCCTCACCACCCGCCGCAAACTCATGACTGCAATGCGGGCAGCTATGGCCACTAAACTCAGGCGGCCCAGCAGGTGGAATAGCGGCCGGAGCAGCACCAGAGCGCGACAACACCGCTTCACCTTTTTCAGGCATAGGGATTTGCAATCGCCCATAAGCCCACGCTTCAGGAACATCCACCGACTCGCGAGCCCTGGTGATAAATTCGGCCGTCGAAATCTGCACCTCTTCTTCTTCATAAAACTTAAAAGTTGGCGCTGCTGCCCCAGCCACATTTAATTGTGTGATCCAGCCGAACAGCTCATTCATCACATCGCAAACAATCTCGCGGTCAGACTCATTCACCCCTTGTTCACGGCCCCGGTGTGTCTCAGCCGCGGCACGTGAGCCTTCGCCCTGAATCTCAGTCGCCAAGGTCTGACTCGTCAGCGCCTTCGACATCTCACTATTGCAGACCTGAATCAGCCTTTCTTGTGGTAGTTGACCAGACGATTTGGCCGACAGAAGCTCCACTGAGCCATCATCGGGAATCGCCGCCACACCGTCTTCAACCATGTTGGCCAAGGCGTCCGCCAGATCGTTTATTTCATTTTCAGGAGTGCCACGCGGGTGCTTACCAATCGCCCAGGGGATACCGTATTTCTCACAGAATTTAACGAAGTACTTAAAACCCCCATGCTTAAACGTGTAGGGCCAAAAGCAGCTACTGAACAGCGCAATACCATAAGGGTTTTCAGCGCTGGGCATGTGTCGACTAAGCAGAAACTTGCGATCACCAACCGGGTCACCATTCATCGGATTGGCCCGCGTCTTCAGGCGCAGTTCATTCTCAATACCAAAACAAAAACGCCGGTTCGGCCGATCCAGCAGCTTGCCTGGCATCAAAAAACCATCTTGTTTTTCCCATACCACTTCGTGCGTCTGAAAACCATAGAACACACCCATTGAAATATTCCACAGCACATCCGCCCAACGCATGCCCGGCGCAGGCCGCTGAGCCATATACTTCTCACACAACTCGAAAGCCCGTATATCAGCAGGCGTTTCACCACCAGCCTGAACCCTATACTCAAACCCCAGCAAGCCAGAGCGCACCGAACGCAACTCACCCATTACATGGGCATCACCATAAATGGCATCAAAGGCATCGTGCGACTTACCCAACCGGCGCAGCACTGTGTCCGGGTTAGGCAGAAAAGACAGCGCACCATAAAAGTTGGGGTCAGTATGTCGACTGGCAATCTCAGACGTTAGCGCCTTCTTCTTGCCAGCTGTTTTTTTAATATCTGAATTATCCATCGTGACCTCTAATAGGAGCGCGGCCAGCACGGCGCGTGTGAATTTTAGGAATGCCACCGGCACGGCTCACGGCAACCATATACAGGATGTGCAGTGCGGTCAGGCCGTCGTAATGGTGATGAGTTTGTGGCTCCGGCCAGTCGCGCAGTTCTTCCAGCAAACGTGTTAGCCGTGCATGAAAAAGAATCTTGGCTTCAAAGCCGTTGATCACAGGCTCCAGAGAATCAATCCTCACCTCTGGCGCTACCGTTGCTGTTACTCCTGCCAGCGGCAAATGCACACCTTGCCGAATACCCTCGTCAATAAAATCGGTGCGCATGTATTCGTAGGCATTATTGTTTTCAAAGCCCCAGGCACCACAGTTATATTCCCGTTGAAGCGCGATAGTGTCCGATAGCAATTTGCTCGGCAGTCGACGTTTAATGATCGCCTCTATGACATGCAGTTTTCGTAGCTCCATGCAGTAGGCACCCACCAACAAAGCGCTAGGGTCTGATGTCTCACCTTTACCCATCGACGGATCGCAGCCACCGTAATAACGCCAGTGGTGCAGAATGTGAACAAAGTACTGAATATCGGTAAAAACTGCATCTTCATCGTTGCGGGCCTCGCCCTGCATTTCGGTACCAAAGGCGCGGGCGTTTTTAGCCCGTTGGCGCATCAACCAATACAGCGTTCTCACTTCTGGCCAAGAGGTCACCGCACCTTTATCCATCTTGCGTTTATGCTTCAAATAAAACTTATAAGATGGCAACTCTTCATTGGTGATGGTCTTGCCAGCCTTGGTGGCCGTTTCGGTTTCGTGCTTATCATCGTTGCGCATTAACTCCTCGCAACGCTCCCACAGATCCATGTGATCAGGTAGGCACTCGATCGCCTTAAAGTGATGCACAACATGACCGACAGTGTTTTTGGCACGACTAATCGGATCATCACTATTAAGAATGGTGCCGACACCCAAATACCGAACAGACCCATCAGGCGGGCCCAGATAATCAACAGCCTTTTCCAGCCAGTCCCATCGGGTCTCACGCTCGGTCGGACTCTTAGCCTCTTTATCGGTAATCAAATCATCGCCCAACAACACTTTGGGACGAGAGGCACCGTGGAAAGTACCGCGAATCGCCTGCTCAGCACCGAACGGTTCCAGCTTCACACCGTTCCTGGTAACAGCATCACCTACGCGCCACGGATGACCCCTGCCACAGACTTCAGGGAAATCCATTTTTAAATTACTGTTGCAGGTGAGTTCGGTTTTAACCACTTCCAGCAACTTGGTAGGCATCTTGGTTTCAGCACCAAGAAAGACGATGTAATCATTGAATGAAGGTCTGTCGCCCGTCCGGTTCAGCTCGGCCCGCACCCTGGCATCCTGCAACAAACCCTGCACCACAATCCACACCGGCCCGATCTTGGTCAACAATGTCGACTTGGTTTCACCACGCGGAGCCACCCACCATTCACGGCAGCCATTATCACCACTAATCAGCTGCGGAAAGCGCGCACTAAAATGCTTTTGAAACTTTGATGGTGGCCCCCAAACATGATGAGGAAAATAAGTGGTAGCAAAGAACCAAAAGTCTTGCTCAACCAACACACGGCGACGACGATCACGGATTGCCTGTTTTGAAACATCAAGTCCGAGCTTCTTCGCCTCGATCTCACGTTGCAGGTCAACAGACAGCTCAGCCAGATCAGTTAGAAACTGTTTTTCTGTTAGATCAGCCATTAAAAAAAAACGCCTTCACCAAACCATAAACAGCTGTCACGATCAGGGCAGCTGTATAAACAATTGCTTCGACATCATCGTCAGGCTCAGGAAACATCACCCAAACACCTCACTAACTCTCTGCCCAAACGGCTCCAGGATCGCCGCGAAAACCTCCAACTGCTCCGGGTAGCCTTCACGGATAAACGTGGCCAACTCTTCCAATACCTGCATAGCAATCGCCAGCTTGGCAATCTTCTGATCACCACCACCGGCTGCTTTGAGAGTTTTGGAATAGGCATCACTCAAACGGCTAATCGCCTCGACCTTTCTCATCGGATCGACTTCTTTATCTTTGATGTCTTCGATAGTCGCCTGAAACAGTAGCGTGAGATCCTCCAGCAGCTCGGCAGTAATATCACCAAAGGAACCGTTAGCCATGCGCGATGCCACGCGGGCCTTTTCCCAATCGTCACCGGCATTCTTGGCTTTGCGCTTCCAGCTGCGAGCAGTGGCATAGCTAACATCATTCTGGGCAGCGGCCTGCTCCAACGGCAGGCGCTCACGCACATAGCTAGCTCGTACTGCCGTTTTTACTTCCTGACTATGAGCCATTAAGCACCGTTGCCATTAACGATATTCTTGGCAGATTCTTTGATCAGGAATATACCCAACCCCACAATGCCGCCACTGATGGAACCCGTCACCGCACCATTAAGAGCAGCCTTTATCTCAACTTTTCGCAAACGACCATCGATAGTGTCAAGCTTTTCATCTTGACGTGTCTGGCTATCCCTAATGCCTTTTAATTCACCACGGATCTCACCCATCATCAACATCAGCGCAGGATCACTACTCATGACTTATTCACCAGGTCATGCAGCTCCTGGCACTCAACGCATCGACAAACATCAGGCTTTGCTTTCAGTCTCGCTTTAGGGATTACATTAATGCAATCACAACAACACGCCGTACCATTAACCATCACAGGCTCATCATCAGGCTTGGCGGCATCCAACGCTTTATTGATTGCAGACTGGTTTTGTCGCTCAGCCAGATCGTTAGCAGCATCAATTGGATCAGGAAAACTCTCCACTTCTACATCCTCCTCAGTGGCATTGTCATTTGGCACAACCGCATATAGTCACCAGGGTCAGCCGTTTGTTTAAACGTCATCCCGCTGGCCTCCCATACCTTCTGCACAAAGGTGCTGCACACCAGGCCGGATTCAATCTTCTTGCGGCGAACTTGTGCCCACCAAACCCGAACCAATGATCGATATGAATAGCGGCGATTGCGGTAGAAAAAAATTACATCGTGTGCATCCATGTCACCACCCGCCATTTGCACAACCACAGGCGCTTCGCCGTAATAGACCACTGCACCAGGCAGGGTGTCTTCAACCCACAGCGATGCTGGGCGTAAACGGTAGCCAAAAAACTCCTTCATCTCGGCCACCCACAAGGCATTGCCGATCCACACCAACACGGCTACATGCGAGATATTCTGGCCGGTCAGCATGCGGATCAATCGGCTTACCCACCCTTGCCCCTCAACCAGCAGCACGTCGCCCGTGTGGGCCACTTGGCGCATTTGGGAATACCGCATCAAAGCAACCCCAACCGAGCCACACGCGCCGCCGTCGCGCCAATGCTCAATACGTCCGAAACGATTTGGGTAATATCAGTTCCGCTCGGGGCACCAAGTAAGGCTTCAAGCGCCTGTCGAGTACGCCGCGCCTGTTGGTCAAAGGCAATCACCGCATCTTGTTCACCTAACGGCATCACCTTTAAACGGGCGCAATCATTAACAGTTAATGCCACATCCGGCATCACCTCCGGGCACACCACATAACGCGCCGATGCATAAGCTGTTCGGGCTGATTCATACAGCGTTCGCACCTGATCCACACGAATCACCGCCTGGGTCACACCACCGCTATCAGCAACCAGCACATACGCAGCCTCGCGCAAACTTTGAACCCGCTGATGGGTGGCTTCTAACTGCGTCAGTTCAGCTTCACTGAACGCATCATCATGACCGGCAATCATCATCGCCGTCTGGTCATACTGCTCATTCAGCTTTTCCAGCCCAGCTGAAAACGCAGCCATATTCACTGCATACGACTGACCACAACCAACCAATGTAAATGCCATTAAGACACCAAATAAAAGCCGCATCATTTTGCTATGCTCCTTTGAGTTGAACTGCCCCTACGGACAAGATGAAATGTGATGACAGAACCAACAGCGCCACCAACACAGAAAGAGATCACAACGGCTTCAACTAGCATCGATAACATCACGCCACCCCTGCCAATCTGCGCGCATCATTGGCTGCCAGCAGTCCCGACACATAAACAGTTTTTGGCTTGCGGAATAGCCGCTTCACCTTGACAGCCGTCAATGCCTGACGGCGTGGTTTTGCAGTGCTAGGATTGATCGCCACATGGACCCACAGGCCATACTCCAGGATGACCTGATCAAATCCAGGAACGTTCTTGCGAATCCAGTTGGCAACCTGTTTTGGGGTATAGCCTGTCACAACAATGTCAGCAGCAAACCCATCAATATGAGCCGATGTTTTTGAACCTTTAGCAAGACGATTTACCTTGGGTGGCCGATAGCCAGAGATAACATGCACTGGCCCCAATGCATCACGCAGCGGCTGCAATACATGGCGACACAACAACAGCAGGCTGTCATAGACGTCGGTGTTTTTACCTACCAGTATTTCAATACCATGCCGCGCTGCTGTTTCAGAGCGGGTGAACTCATCCAGATAAAAATTCTTGGTCAATCGAATTCGATCGCTCACGCCGCCACCCCGCGAAATTTCAGAAGAGAGAAATGGCTAACAACATGCTCACGCACCAGCCCCTGAAAATTCTCAGGCACAGCAGCCATCGCCTGACGACGATCGTCGCGAGTCGGCAACGCGATAATTTCAGCTGCGAAGTGACGTGGTCTTTTGTTGGTGTTAATTGCCATGAACAAAGCATGGCTGATGCAAGGTATTTGAAGTAGGCGTAAAGCTTTTTACGCTTTAGTAGGTAGGGGAATCGGCAACAGGTTGAGCCTAGTTGGCGTTACTGTCAAGCCCGTCGAATAAATCTAAGTTGGGTTTTTCTTGCTTCTGCTTACGCTTAATGGCAAACACCCACTGGCGAGACAGGTTGAATTGCAGTGCCACTTCCGGGGCTGTCTTTTGTTTTAATGCATTGTGAACAGCAATATCACGCAGCTGCTGCAATGCCTTATCGGCCTTGGGTAGCTCCAGGCGTTGGTCAGGAAAATGTTTTACCAGTAATTCAATCGACTCTGGTTTAAGAATCTCCTTCAACACCACACAGCGATCGGCATGCACCGGTACCCGCAGCTGGGTACCACCGCGCTTTGTTAACAGCACAACCATTTCAGCCACTCCGATCAGCTTGGCAATGGTGCGCGCCTGTGGGGGAAGCAGGTCGGGATTGATGAGATCCAGATCAGTCACTCAGATTGACCTTTTCACGTTTAGCCCACTTTTTCAGGCTTTCAATACAAACAATCAACTCTTGAGGATAAGCCCACTCTAACCGTGCTTTGCCGGTAATTCCGGCACACCATCTAGTCATAGCCGCTTCGCTTCGATCACGCACAACACCGGCATCAGCCAGCGCACACCAAATAGCGATAATCTTTTTAATCTGGCCCTGCTTGCTCACTGCCGCACGGCTAGCTGCGCTTTTGGGTTTAGGTTTGAAACCAGCCTTTTTTAATTCGTCATATATCGCCATCAACTTACCAATCTCAAGTGATGACAAAGAGAAGCTGCCATCCGGTTTCTGGCGGGCTCCAGCACCCTGTAGCAAGCCTTGAAACTGCGCGCCATCTTTAGACCATGACAATGCCTTAAGACCGGCAAAAATCAGTTTGTTATAGCGCAGGCGTGTGGGTGATGGTTTATTAGCCATGTTGTGTTGAATTCCGTATCTGATGTGTCAGGGACTTATATTTCACTTTAAGGTCTATACATTGTTAGGTTGCTCGTAGTTTCTGTACGAACATCCGTCGCTTTTGCTTCTTCCTCTGCTTAACGTCAACTGGCGATTGATTTCTATTAAAGAAATTAATCACGCCAATCATTAGCGGCAACAGTGCTGGCTCGGCCCACGTTCTGAAGATGTCGTACCATTTCCACCATTTAGGAATAACTTCAGACTGTATTTCAAAGTTATCTCCAGCGTGATAAGTGGTGAATTCATACCAGACAACGTCTGTTGTGGCCGTGGTTGTGTTATCCCAATCATCACCGCAATACATGAGAGCGCATCCTAACAATAGGGTCGTTCTGACCTGCTAACGCGGTGTTTTCAGTGGTTTCGTTCATACTCTTAGCCCTCTTTTAAGTTCGTCGTTTTCTGCCCGCAGGCAGCACACCCTAGGCGTTATGTGGCAGGCTTCTTTTCAAATTTTCGACCCTCATCAAAAGCCCTCTGAGATATTTTCTCCATTAAGACATGCATTCGACTGGACAAGGCCGATAGGTCGTCATCATCACCTTCTTTTCCTGCGATAAATAATTGCTGCATTACGGTATTAAAATCTCTGTAATCAGAGTTTTCCGGTTTGCAAGACACATCCACTTTAATATTCATTGGTCACTCCGTCGCCCACATAACAAAGGGCATTAAATTTGACGGCGAACGCGCCGCATATTTTTCAACTTCATTGGGCCGCAATTTATGCCCAACGTTATAACCACTAGGACATCTTGAAACCAAGTTCTGTTATTTCATCTAAAGTGAAAGGATTCTCTCTCGGCTTGGTGAATGTAGGCGGTTTATTAAATTCAATCCTTCTCCCGCATTCGCACGAAGTGTAAAAATTATCTATCTCCGTTGGGTCTATTAGTTTTAATGCACAATAATGGTCTTTGGTTTGAAATTCCGTTACATCTTTGCCGCAATCCGGGCAGGCAATAACAACATTTACATCGTCAAACATTCCCATAGTCAGATCCTAAAAAAATCGTTAATTTAAAGGCCGCATTGGTTAGCAGCCTCTTACTTAAATCGATGACCCGTAACGTGGGCCATCCGACATTCTTTATGCTGATGCAATATCTAATGAAATAGGCTCGTACCTATCCGACTCACCCACACGCTCATAAATACGCACGTATGATTTGCTGCCAGCCACCTGCATTGAGTCACTAATTGCCTGCATTGCTTTCACCCAATCTTCATCGGTTATATCAAGACGTTTAAGGCCAAGGATTCGTGAAGTACTCACACGACCTTCTTTGTCCACCTGAAATGCATCATTCACCAGCACACGCATTTCCTTGCGGGTTCCTTGAGACCATTTATGTATGCATTTATCAATCAATTCTTTGGCAACCTGCAGGCGTTCATCAAACACAATATATTCACTGATAGAGCGTTGAACCTTGTAGCGGCCATCAAAACTCATCAATGTGACGTTGCCTTTTTTACCACCCATCTTGGCACCGTACTTCTCACCTGACAGCTCAACAAAATTTTGAATATCAGCCATTGCTCCTTGTTTGAAATCAACAATGTTAGTAGCGGTTTTTTTGGCTGACTTCACGATTGCCTGCACTGCTTTATCACGTGCCAGGTCAACATCCTTCACTAGCTTAGTCGGTACCAGGCTGCCTCTTGCATCTTTCATATACCCGTTGGGGATTTCTTCATCATGATCAGACATTGTTAATTTCCTCTTGGTTGTTATAAATCAAGTTCAACTTGCTTCAGTACTTCTTTGTTGTTGATCCTTAGCAGGTGTTTTTTTCTGCGCAGGTGCGTCATGGCGCTCTTGTGATGACGATGCGCCTGTTTGATTACATACTTCTGTTCTTTGCTATAAAAAAAACCTCCATATATTCCTGATCGATGGCAGATGGGATGCCCGTCTTTTTGAAGCGCCGCGATGATTGATCGCAGTGGCCTGGTTTGATCGTTTCGCCTCTTTGGGATAATCACTTCCCCGGTCACTGCTGACCATAGGGGTTCTTTTTTAATGCAATCGTCATAATCAACATGTTGTTTCAGAATTTTCAGAACAGCCTCTTTCAATTCCTCTCGATCCATGTCATGCATTATTTTTTGCTCCCTTTGAGGCTGGCTTTTAAACCCTGTACGCGAGCTTTTCCAGTTGCCAGATGATCAACAGCGTTGCCAACTTTTTGCATGCCACTGCGCTCACCTTCTGGATGATCTTTACGTTGTTTTTCCCGTCGGGCTTCTTTCTTCCCGGCGACCTTCATACTGGTGTTGGCAACAATGGCAAAGAGGTAGTTATGATCTTTCAGTGGCAGGCGCAACTTGTCGCGTGTGTTTAACATGTGATCAATACCATCACGCCAATAGTCTAACGGTGCAGACCAGGTACGACCGTCGCGTTCCACCTCTGCATTCTTAATCGCGGCGGCCAGCTCTTCCAATCGTGCCGCCAGGGCATCCATGCGCATAGCGCGTTCACCTGGGCTAAACAAACCCAGGTATTTAATAATGCGGCCAGCCAACGAGGGTGCGATCTCAAGCGCCGACATCAACGCCTGTCGAGCAGCCGCATCATCCAGGGCCATGTGCAGCAGAAACTTAATGCCGCACTCAGGGCAGACACCGCGTATCGCCATTAACCAGCCTCCTGCAACGGCTGGGCATTAAGCCGCTCCCATGTTCTGAGAAACAGTCCATAGGCATCAATTGCAGCAAGCGGTGATTCAAACCCATTAAGCAAATCGTCGCAAACCACCGGCAAATCCCAACCCCGGCCGCGCGATGGCATTAGGTGATAAGCCTCTACCGCCAACGCCTCCCTGTCGGCCTGCTTGATTGCATCTCTCACTGGTTTTCTTGTGGGTGGCAAATCAACCGCAGTATGGATTGTCTGCTGCAGACTGAACTCGATATCTTTAATGATGTGGCTGAGTCGGTCCAACCACTTCATTGGCGAGACCATATCACCGGTATAGGCTTCATGGGCGTCATGCAGCAGGGCGTATTGTGCAAAGGTTTTATTGCCGGTTTTTTCCAACACCCGGTTGGCCACCCAGCAGGAATGTTGCGCAACGCTGTATGGGTTATCACCAAGTGTGTGACCGTTATAACGCGCCAGACGCGACAGCGACCAGGCAATGTCTCTGATGCAGATTGTGTCGGGCATGGGTGTGACCAGATCCACAATCCGACCGCCTGCGGTTTCTACACAGTAAAGAGTCATTGCTGTACTCCCGTCTGCTGCCACGAGATTGATGATGTGGTTGAGCCCTCTATTTCCAGCAGGTCTTCATATTCACTGGAACTATGAATTCGATCATCATGCCTACAGTTTGGGCACAACCCATCAATTAAGTGATGGCTTAATAAACCACCGCACAAACCCTGGCAGTAACCGATAGTTTCGACTTGCTTTTTCATAATGCATACCTCCCAGTTTTCCATTGTTTGGTGGGTGCGTTGTGCCTGGTTGGGCTGATCATCTGTCGGCCGCGTTGTTGCATGTCAGGTTCGTGTCTGAGCGTTTCGGCTATCTCACTCAGTCCGCGAATGATGCTGGCTTTTTTGCAGTACTCCTCCGGCTTGGTCAGAAACTGCTCAAACGACACGCCGTAATCAGAGATATCCTGATTTACAAAAATATTGCCCCAATGCTCCAACTGTTCATCTGAATAAGTAGTCATGATCAAGCCCTCCGTTTTGGACGTTTAAAACCAAGTAGTTCCTGGCCAACCTTGTAAATCAGGTCAGGCGTTAGCTCTTTGTTTCGCCGCAGGCCATAGTCACGCACGCCGGGGATTAATGCGTTAGCCAATACCCGCGCCGAGCCATCGCACATTTGCCAGAAGGATTCCAATATCTCACCCGTTAATTCAACACCATCATGCGCAAGCGCGGCCTCAGTAATTGCCTTGGCATCTTTTTCGGTGATGCCGTTGATTACCTTTGGCCAGAATGAAACGCGGGAGCTGATCTGTCCGAATCGTCCGTGCGGATCTTTGATTAACGGTTTTAATTTTTCAGTACCAGAAAGCACTACACCGATCCCGGCCTTGTCAGAGATGCGGCGCACGTATTCAAGCGTTTGCGTAGTGACCGTTTCTGCCTCATCGATAATCAGCAAACTATCTGTGCCTTTTAAGTGGCTGATAACGGCGCGCATTTTTTCGGCTTTTGTTCCGGTACCGTATCGGTTTGAACAATGAACGATGGCGCCAGTCAGCTCGACAATTGTCGAAACCAAAACGCTGCCATTCATGTCGGGGTCGGCTTCAATCAGATATACATTGCTGTATTCCTTTGCATAACGTTTTAGAGCCGTTGTTTTTCCGGTGCCTACGAAAGCAGACACCACTGCAAAGTTTCGGTACTTGTGCGCCCGCACACATGCCGCCTTAACGTGGAGATAAACAGAAGTTTCAACTATTGGAGTATTGAAGGTTGCCTCTTCCCGTTCAGTGGCACGAGCTATATATTCGAGTACTTTTTCCAAATGATGACTGGGTGGGCTGACATACTTACCTTTTAGCAAACTGTTTAGTGTTGTGTGGTTTACGCCAGATCCACGCGCCAGTTTTAACTGAGTGCGTTGATTTCCATGCCCCACCTCACTCACATGGCCAGTATTAATCCAATTGATGATTTCGATCGTGTTCTCGATATCTTTGGGGGTGTATGTTTCCCCCCATTTTTCTGGCATTGACATTTTCTCTGGTTGCTTCATGTGATATATTTCCCTTCGTTAGTAGTTTGTATCTAAGATGTTTAATTCATCATTGCTATCACTGGAGCCAGGTGCTGCAACACCTGGTTCCAAATTCATTTCCAAACTTCCTTCATCCTGCTTGTCATCAAGCAACATTTCCGCACCTTCATTAAGTGCTTCGATGTCGTCAATGACTTGATCGTGTGTAATAGCCAGACCGGCGCGGGCTTCCAATTCATCCTGCTTTTGTTGCAAACGTTTAACCTGCCCCTTGAGGCGTTTCTGGCTAGCTTCTTCCATGCGCGATTGCGGGATGTACTCGGCCTTGCGCACCAGCTTGGCATCACAAACCCAGCGTCCGTCCTGTGCCAGGATGCGCACAGCGCTGTCGTCAAGCAGGTCATACTCAACAACCAACTTGTCGCCGTTATAGGCAACCAACTCTGGCGCTGAATATTCACGGTTGTGCAAGCGTACTGTTTGTCTGCCGACTGAGCGTTCAACCCGTGGCTTGATGATGGCTTCGCTGGGTGTGTGTAGTTGCACTTGTTCCAGCTCACTCCATAGCTCTGCCGGGGTGCGGCCGTTCAAGCCGTCGTGTGAGCGGTTATGATATTTTTCTATCCACGCAG